ACTTGATACAAGAACTGGGAAACATCCTCTAGTTCAATTGTAGTAGTGGTGTCGTCAATGCTTCCGACAAGCTTACTCTCGCCTTTTAGAAATAGATTTTGGCGCTTTTTTTGATCAGGATGAGATAAATTAAAAAGGACCGTCCCTGGCCCTGGTACAACCTCATCTATGATGCCCCTAAAGATAACGGTATAATCTTCAGGCCATGATGTACCATCGGCTATTCCGAAATAAACCTTACACTTTCGAGCTAAAATATCATCGACAACTAAGCCCGGTGCAATGATTCTTGAAAGGTCATTATTAAAATCAATGATATTAATCTGCATCGTTGACACAGATGCGCCGCGCCCCTTGTCAATCTCAAGGCTTTGATTGATCTGCGTCGTAGATCCTTCAAAAGTAATGCCGGACAGCTGATCTTCAGTCGCCACAAAGCCACCAACCACCCAGCTACCGTCAACAAATAGATCAGGATCACCCACATGAAGGTAAGAGCGTAGCTCTTGAACAGTGAAGCGCGTATCAATGCCATCGATCTCAAAAACTAGCTGAGGAGCAATCGCGCTGCTTAAGCTAGCTGATCTTAGAGCATCTGATATCGGTAGCGCCATTTATCTTCTCACCGCAAAGCCAATTGTGAAACCAACAACAAACCAGCCAATAATGTCATTAGTATTAAAGGCACTTGATTTGGCGCTATAGCAAGAGTCGGCTTTTGACTTGTATAGATCGCGCTCAAGGGCCGTGGCATCGCATTCCATTTTGTATTCTGAGATGGATTCAATCTGGCTTGGGCTTAGATTTAAGCTCGTCTCCTCGGCTAATGACTGCGTGGACATTTGCAATGTGATCAGGATTATCGTGCATAGAAGCCCTAACTTTTTTAAGGCTTGTCTGAATTTCATCTTCTCTGATCTTTTCATTTCTTTTCTCTGCATCAATCCGCCCGAAGAAGTAAGCGCAAGTACATACAAATCCCAACAAAATACCTGCACAAAAATACAAAAGCCCATCCATCTATTCTGCTTTTGGCTCGTCTTTAATTACGATTTTGTCGTGTGAAACAAATCGAAGAACTAAAAACAAAAGACCAACGGCCTGCTGAAACGCATCTGAATGTTCTGACACCCACCCGCTTACATCAGGAATAAAAGACGACAATGCTATTAGTAATGAAATCCATGCGGTTTTACTTTTCCAAGGCTGCTTCTGATCCATTTTCTCCCCCTCGAGAGTAGTTTCTAATCTTGTCATGAGCGCTGTTAACGTCTCGCTCAAGCTTTTCTATTTTATTACTGAGCTTAATAATTGCCTCTATGTGGCCGCTTAAGATTTGAATCGCTATGGTGTTTTCTATTGTCGTGGTGACGAGCTTTTTAATGCCAAAAAATATAAGACCAAGGACACCCGTCCCAACCGCACCAACGATGGACCAAATGATTGTGATTAGTGTGGCGTTATCCATTCCTCATGTTCTCCAAGACCCGGTTTACATACGATTGATTGTAATATTGCCCGCCTGCGAGCCTTCTTGCTGAGCCAGCGTTGTAGGCCGCAATGCAGTCTTCAATGGTGGAATACTTTTTTGACATCTTGATGAGCTGAAGACAGCCATATCTTATTGCTAGTTCGGGATCGGTAAGCATTGTTAGGTGATCTTTAAAACCTAATTCTCTAGCGACAGAGCCCATAACCTGCATAAGGCCCCAGCTAGTGGCTTGCATTATTCTTTCGGTATCTTCTGTGATTTGAAGTGAATCTCTAAACACCCAAGGAGTTAAAAAGTACTTCCAATTAGGCTCGTATCTAACAGCCCATTGATTACCATTTGATTCAGTTTTAACAATGCCCTTAATTAGGCGGTCAGATAAACCAAATTCGTGAGCGATTTGTTCTATAAGAGCTTTGTGCTTATCCACTACCTGGCTCCCATACAAATAACATGCGCAGCCTTTGGCGTATTGCCACTGCCGGGCTGAGACATTGAATAAACTAGAGACGTAGAGCTAACGGTTTTTATACCCAACACCTGGGCATCGGTTCCACCAGACGGCGGATCCTGCAATAAAGTTACGACACAAGATGGTGTGGCTGAAAATATCCCGCTATTTATTGTGCAAGTAAAAGTTGATGTGGATAAAGAGCAGTTACCGTTTAACCAATCAGAAGCACCGATCTCGGTTACCGTTCCGCCGCTGGTAACATTCGCCCCCTCTATTCTAAGTGCTCCGGTGGAGGCGCTTGTTACCGAACCAACAAGTATCGGCGCTGGCATCAATTGATTAATCGGGTAAACTTCCCAGTGGATATCACGTTGACCATTATTGGCCCCGGCATCGGCGGCAATGACGTTTGTGGTAACGGTAGCCGTTACGGCTTGTTCGTAAAACAAGCGCAATGTTTTTTGTCCTGCCGAGGCAAAAGTAAACGTACCGCATACCCTAACTGGATGAGAAACCTCAATAGCGGCTGATGCAGTACTGAGATCAGACATTACTCTAGACTTGCCCTCTTGAGAAATTGTCTGGGCATTATTTGGCGTTTCAACAATCTGAAAGGTAGCGTCAACACGCGCCGAACCACCGGTCACTTGAATGACGTGAGAAAAAGATGCACAAGCCAAAACATCACCAGCCTTAGGCAAATCAAAAGCCACGCCGATGCTTTCAGAGCCAGAACTACAAGTTGTTCCACTTGAGGCGACAGTTGTAGAGCAGGGAATCTGTGCGGTTAAAACACCGTTACCAGTATTGTTTGTAAGTGTTAATGAACTATCGGTTATTCCTGTATATGATGTCTGAGCACTCGTTCCAAGTGACGGATTAGCCCCGCTGATATTCGCATCCACGCGCCAATTAATGAGGTCGTGGCGGTAGGCAATCTCACTAGTTGAGGGGTACCTGTATATGGCAAATTTCATCAATTCAGTTCCACCATCATTTTCGATAACTACGTTTCCAGAAGATGCTGCACCGTAAATTTCAAAGGTTCTATTGGCAGTAGTTGTATAGGAGAAGTTTCCGACAATTGTAAATTGCGCCCGAGCCCCAGCTGATTGTGGTCCCAGGCCACGTCCGCTAGTGGTTGTGCCATCGTTAATTGCAAAAGTATTGATCGACGCAGCAGAGGGCAAGGCGGAGCCAGTAACCATTATAAGATATTCGCCTGGCGGTAAATTATTAACAGTTACTTTCGGCAGATCAGCATCCGTTGTCTGGATGGTAGAGGTCGACGGATTAAACTCAACAGTTGGACCTGGGCAAGATGAGTTAGTAGAGAAAGCACCAAGCGCCGTATTAGTTCTAGACCATGTACAAGAACCAGTTGTCGCAAAGTATGCTGAGCCAATAAATTGCGCTTGAGAAACGTTCGTTAAATTCGAAGCATCACCCAAATAGCAATCATCAAAATAAATAGCTGCTGCATTTGATGCCGATTTAACTCGTATGAGAACCGAACCGCTTGACGGAAAAATAAAATTTAACGATTGCTTTGTAAATGTCGTTGTCGCTGAAATAGTCTGTGTGGCTACAACATTCGACCCATCATAAACCTGAAATAAATAATCTGTGGCTGTGGTTTTAAACCTACAACTAGCTAAACCGTTTGCGCCGTACAGATATTTTGGAATAGTAACTGAGGTAGAGGATAATGTCTGATCTGTGGCAGAGGCATCAAAGCTTGCGGAGTCTTTACCGATATCAGAAAAGTTAGCGCCTGAGGTTTCAAGTCCAAAGCTTCCAGCACTTGCAGTCCAGCCACCCTTACCAGCTTCAAATCCTGGATTGTAAGGTGCTAAGATGTTTTTAATTACGTCTTCAGCGCGGTCATATTCGGTTTTCGCAGCAAATGAAGAAATAGAAAATAAAAGTAAAAGTATTATCTTACTCAAACGTCACCTCTGCATCATATACAATTGCCCTAACATCCTCTGAACTATCGGTTCCACTAGTTGCGGTCCTGGTAAGTTTAACTTTAATCAAATCACCAGCCGCCACACCTACGCCGTTTATGAGCCCCGAGCCATCGGTAAGATCGAGGGACACTAGCATCCTTGCCCTAGCCGGAGCATCTAACTCAACTTCAGCGTTTATTGACGTATGTTGATTAGTGGTCGAGCTAAACGCCGTTCCCTCAGCAATCAATGTTGAAACTGTCTGCATCAAAATAAAGTCAGCGGTGCCAGGGGAATAAACGCCAAGAATTAGATTTATAGGATTTCCTGCAACATAAGAATCTGGGACCTTAATTCCTGCATAAAGGCACTGGGCGAGACCAACTTGAAATTTATAAACGCGCTGAAAGTATTCAATGTCTGTTAGTGGCGCGTTCTCATCCTCGATCCACTGTAGAGATCCACCGCCGCCGCCACCACCTGAGCCTATTGGCGTTTCATCACCAGTAGTGCCGCTCTTTGCATAAAGCTTTTGGTCATTTTTAAAGTAAAGATAATTATAACCACCAGCAGGAGTCGATGGAGTTGTATTCTCTTTCATTAAAATGTTTGATTCAACGCTCACTATGCCGTTAAAAGTTTTATGCCCGGCGAATGTTTGATCTGTTGTGTTTACATGGCCAGTGGCGATGGCCGACGCATCTATATCATGAGCCTGAAGAGTCGAAATGTCCGATTGGGCCGTACTCATGTCAGACTGAAGATCTGAAATATCCCCTTGAGCTATAGACATGTCGGTTAGCAAGGTTGTAATATTTGCCTCAGCAGCAGAAATGTCGCCTTGGGCAATTATCACGTCTGACTTTAAATCATTAATATCTTGTTGAACGTCATCAACCTGACTACCACTACCGGAAGCATTTAAAGTAATAACAGCAGTAGTGGTGGAGTTAGCACTCTTAGATACAAAGGCATCGTTCCATGTTGCAGCAACAGCCGCTTGTCCATCTGATATAACCAAAGTCTACTCCAATACTCTAAATTGAATTTTCCCAGTCTCAAAAAGACCTGGTAAATTTTTGCTAACCATTTCTTTAAGCTTGTAAGCTGTGCCGTTTTTTTCTTCAGGTGTTGATTCAAGAAGTACTTTGTAAAATGTCGATCTGGTTGAGATGTCTTCCATGAACTCAATGGGTGATTTTTTAATCACATAATTCATGAAGTCTCTAGCTGCATCGACGCCGTCAGGATTGTTAAGTATGACCTTCCCATCCATATCTAAGTCGGTTATGAACTTTATATTCATTTCAATAAATCTCTCGCTACCAAAACGAATTACCTGCACGCGGCCATTAGCAGCTTTATTGACTACGGCATCGACGAGGCGATTGTTGTCATCTGCTGAAAGATAATCTTGTAGAATGAATTGTGGACGATACTGACTGCCTGAAGGTAAGGTACCTGTGTAGGTGTCATCACCTGTAAAATCATCAGCATCAAACCCAAGCATTTCATTGGCTGAAACTGTTGATGTAGATCCAGTATCAAATAGCAAATCAAAATTACCATCGGCACTAATGGTAATAAGCCTTGAGGTTCGACTGGCCGCACATGTATAGGTCAAGGCACCAGCGTCATTAAGAGCTGCCTGAACTTCTATTGCATAATCAGTAAGTGAATAAAACCCAAGCGTAAGTGTTGCGATTAACTCACCGCCACCCTCATCAAAGCTAATGCGGTTGTTTTCTGCCGTAACTTCATGGCCGTAATAAAAAATAGAAAAACTATCTAACGCCACTTACACCCTTGCCGTTACGAGACCTTGTTGGTCGAATGCTTCATTTAAAATTTCAACTAATCTCAGGCCTTCTTCTTTTCTGTCGTAAATATTGCCCTGAACATTGATCACAACTTCAGTGCCTTTTTGTGCGATCTGGTCGTTGAAAGACGTAGCAGGAGATGATTGATCTCCTGGGGCGGCACCAACAGCCGAGCCAGCAGTTGCAATTCCACCACCAGTATCACCACCACCACTGAGAGATTTTAGAAGTCCACCGAATGCAATTAACACGAGGCCGGCCGCAATTGCAGGACCGCCAGTTAATGCAAGAATAGAGTTTCTGATTGCCTCAATGCCGATCCCACTTAAAAGAAGTGTCTCACCGACCTGAATAGCGATATCACCCATGATGCTAAATATCGTGCTACCAAGGGCCTCGAACGCATTCTTACCCTTAACGACTGCGCCAATAACTGATTGAATGCCGCCAGAGATTGTTCTAACCAGACCATTTCTAACAATGTCAGTGATTCTCTTTATGGTGTCTTCAAATTCAGAAGTCTTTGGGGCTGGAATTGCCGTGGGCTTTTGAAGTTCAACAAGCGCTCCGCTTGTAGCCTGTAGTTTTCCAATCAATGTGTCTAATGTTTTGCTTGCTGGACTTTCAGATTCATCCAAAAAAACCGCATTAAAGTCTTCAGCAGCACCCTTGGCCGCTTCCCATGCAGTTTTTAATAGTTCAATATTACCAGTCTTCAGGCCTACAAGTGCCGTTCCGAAGGCAACAAGCGAGTCGGCAGCCAATGTTACAGTCTCTTTTATTTTTTCAAAAGTGTCGAAAAAGCCCTGAGCTACAATGAATATGTTTATTAATATGTCTTTAAGAATATCTTTATTGCCAAAACTCTTAAGTGCTTCGCCAGCTTTCTCGAATGCACCTTTTAATTCTTTCAATACTGTCAAAACTGCTGGGCTTTGAACTATATATTTTCCGATAGTCTTTACTATATCGCCAAAGGAATTATTTAACTGCGCTACGACGCCATCATAGGTATTTGCTGCATTGGCAGCAGAGCCACTTATCCCGGCCAATGCCCTTAATGCATTGGCATAGGTTTGGGAATTACTTGCACCCTTTTCAATATGAATATTTAGCCTTGAAAAGCCTGAGACATTTCCTTCGGCCGCTTTGCCAACTAATTTAGAAGCTTGGTCCAAGTCGATTCGATAAGCTGTAGAAAGATCTAATGCCGCCTTTGTTGCGGTTTTAAGAGCATCAGGCGTTAGTTTTCCCATTTGCTCAATAAGAGATGCAGCCGATAACACCTGATCATCAGAGAACTTGGTGGTTTTCTGTAAACCATCGGCAAAATCCCGAATGCCCTGGCTTGCTGTAGCTGAAAATTGTCCAGCTTGAGCTAATGAAAAATTAAGAGCAGCGACATGACTCTCGTATTCAGCGGCGGCCTCAATAGCCTTTTTACCAATAATCGTAGCGACGGCGGCGGCAGCGGCCACAGCAGCGGCAGCAAAAGCTGCTCCCATTTTTCCAGCACTAGATTCAGCCCGTTTATCGACCTTATTAAAGCCGTCATCGATGCTCTTGTCGTTTATCTCTAAATCTATGCCAATAGTATTCGCCATTAGCTTTTACCCGCCATCATCTTGGCAAAATCCAACAACGACACTGTTTTTGATTGCTGGAGGTGTTTAGGATAAGCTAGCGCTGCAATTTCTTTATAAGACTTAGATCGATCGGATTGTTTTAAATGAGGATAATCTTGGACCTTCATGGCTGCGAGCATGTTCTGGGCTTCAATTATCGTGATTGCCTCCCAATACATTTCAGCATCCTCCCAGTCTAATTCACCTATCTCGTCATGTTTCCATCCGTAAAAGCTGGCTAATTTGGCCCGCTTTAGCCATTTTTTACTGACTTTTTTTTACCGGAAGAAACAATAAATTCAGCTAAGGTATTAAAGTCCTCAGCATCCATTTCACTAATTACTTCATTCGGAACACCGCACTTATGCACAAATTCGCGCAGAAGCTTGATGTCCCCACCCGGGGCCGATTCTTTTTTCTCAAGTCTTTCAGCCATCTCCTCCACCTGCGAAACTTTTGGTTTCGACAGGACGTATTCGACGCCGTAAATTTTAACTTTGAGACCACTCTTTTTAACTAAATCTAAATCAGCCATTTTCCCCTCATTAAGTTGACAGCACTAAATTGTCTCCACCTTCCGTCATTAGGCTGTCGCCGTTCTCAAGCAACAGAAGGCTCGTTACTCCGGGAGGTATTGCGTGTAATCCCCGAATGCCCAAATGTTAATGGCCTCAGGAAGCGCATCGTCCTTATAAGTTTTAAACTTAACTGAAAGCGTCTGTGGGTTCTCACCAGAAAACACCAAACTATCTGGCTGGGGATAGGCCTTCCAAAAGCAAAGTGAGCGAGAATAATCGCTATCCTCAAGTGCTGTCGGCTGAAGAATCAAACGACGAGCCTGTTGAATTGTATTAGTGCCGATGCGAGATGTGCCCACGCCAAACACCTCAGTGCCACCAGATGGCGTATCGGTGCCACCAGAAACATTGGCAAACATCTCTTTTAGAGCTGCCGCATGTGTTTCCTGCATGGTTAGTGTGATTCCGCTAACAGTCCCTTGTCTTAACTCGGCAAGAAGTGTTGTGCCTGATTGATGGGCCTTAACTTCTAGCAGAGTTACTTCAAAAGATACTTCAACATCACCTTGCAAAAGGCCAAGGTCAAACGAACCGCCGTCTTGACATTTAGTAACAGTGATTGTTGTGTTGCCTTCTGTCGAATCAGTAACTTCACCCACCGCCGTTCTAACGACTGTTACCTCAGTTCCGCTAGCTGTGGCATTAAAGCCAGTTGCAGCACCAACAGCAGAAGCAAATGCCGTTGCAATAGCCGAAGCCGTGGCAGAGGCCGCATAATCCACTTCAATTTCAGTCTTACCAGATACAGCCGGGTCGGCATCAGTATTGTTTTCATCAAACCAGGCATAAAAAGCAGTGCCGGCCGCATTCCAAAGCTCGACGTATTTTCCGCCAAGGCCAGATGCCGTCTGTCCATCAAAGTCGAACACTTCTTGTTCTTCTATTTCCCAGGTCACGTTAACTGGTTCGATTTTTATATTACCCACACCAGCGCAAGACATTTATTACCCCCTCAGCATAAAAATAGTGTCACTTCATAGTTTTGAGTGACTAAAATTAAATTATCATTCGTTGTAAAACCTGGATCATCGTTCATCGTAATGAACTTAACGTTCTTGATGTCGGCACCAAGTCGGTTAACTGGATCTTGAATCTCCTCGATGATTTCTTGCATGAGATCTAAGGCTGCATCAAGGCTAGCGGATACATCTCTAAAGCCCTTAAACCCAGCTCGCAAGATAACTGGCATAGTGGCCTTTTGTGACTTACCACCAAGGATATCGCCAAACATTTGTCCATAACTTATGTGATAAGACTTGTCGTAAAAGGTAGCTGGAATGTTTTCGATGTTAAATGCATCAGTCCATTCTTTAAAATCGGCATCTACCGCCGCAATCCTGTCTTTAAAGTAAGTTCTAATCGCACTTAGCGCCATCTACCTTCTCGCACAGCTTATGGTTGAAACAAAAATAGACTCTGAGCTATTTTGCTCAATAACGCCGTCACCATTTAAATCAAGACGCAAGACTGCCCGATTACGAGCATTCTTTTCCTCGATTAAATAGCTATCTGCTTTTTTGGTGAATACGTCGTCTGTGGCATTAATAAAGCCCTTAAAGATCAGACGAAGTGTTAGGAATTTAGACCACTCCTTAACCTCATCAATGTCGACGATCGCGTCTATGAGTAACTTATTTTTGTAATGATCGGTGTAGCCCTTTTCATCAAGGTAGCCCAAGATCATTTCTTGAGCCCGGCGATGGGCATACTTATAAGAATTCTTGCCAGCAGGAAGCCAACTCATCAAATCAGGCTCATGTGACACCAGATCTGAATCGCTAGAGAATAAATTATCGCCTTCTTCAGAGTAAAGTTTTACGTATCCATATGAAGTGCCAGTGATCATTCCATTGCCAACGGTTAGCGTAACTCTTCTAGTTAAATACCTAACACGCTTGCCGGTAAACGACTCGGCATTGCTAAGGCTTTGCGTTGTAGAAACATAAAACCCAAGTTGTCGTAAAATGTTGGTTCCACGTGGAACAAGACTAAATCCACCGTTTGCAGAAATAGTTAATTCATCGTCATCTGAAACGTCGACAGAATATGTGTTGGCGCCTTCGGCACTCATTTGCGTGGCAATTTCGGTGGCCAATTCTACCAGAGTGTAAGTGCCACTTGAGAGCGTTGCTTCGAGGTCGCTACCGCCCTCAGTGAAATTTATTTTATTATTTGTAGAGTCTATGTCCATTTTCCATGCGGCATAAGACCAATCGAGATATCTATTAGCGACAGTGGCATTGTAAATGCTAATGGCTGAGCCGATATCTTCGTATGGCTTAACAGTCATAGTGGAAATGGCTGTAGTTCCAGCTGGCACAAAAGATTTCGCGCCCAATATCCGTATCTTGTCATTGACCTGGACTTTTTCGTCATGTTCAAGATGTGGAAAAATAGCCATTCAAACTAAACCTTTTAAGCAAAGTCGCCAGTTGACCAAACAAATACCTGAACGCCATCGTCAAAATTAATTACGTCTGATGCACTGAAGTCTGCGAAAGTCTGATCGGCCCTAATGCTAAAAGTGCCATCCGGGTTAACCAAAAGCATACCGAATTGATATGCACCGGCATTAATTTGCAAACGAAATGGAAAAATTAGTTCTTGAATACCAATCACCGGCCTATATCCGGATGGAATTGTAGTAGCTACGTTGTCTAACTCTGCTCCAGTGGACAATGTAGCGGTTACGCCATATGAGGATGAGCCAGTGTCAAAGATTGAGGACACCTTAAAAACAACAATTGAACCAATTTTATCTAGCGTAAATTTGAGCTTTTTCCCGGTAACAACTACGGCTTCTAAAGTTGTTGATGATGAAGATATTCCACCGGCCAGATCAGCTATATCTTGAGTAGTTACTTTTTTTGTGGTGCCACCATCGTTAACCGGAACTTCTTCCGTGCCAGCAAGTGAGCCTAGACTTGGTAATTCTGATATTTTTACGTCAGCCATTTTTATGACTCCAGCGTGATATTGGCGGCGCCGTCTTCTGTTCTAAGAGCGTCACCAGCTTCTGTTAGTAAAATAGTAGAAACAAAAACTAAAACTGCACTCGCAATCACAAAGGGTGACGGTGAATTTGAAATGTCACTCGGACTTTCGGCAGATGAGTATTTTTCCGGCGCACCTTGCGTTGATACCGCAACTGTAAAGCCAGAATTACCAGCGCTAATGTCAGCAACTACAGCCTTAGTGGCAGTAACAATTCTAACGCGAGAGTTGTCTGCTGTAGCTGCAAACTCAGCGTTATCATCAATAGCAGTGGCAATGGCGGCCGCGACCTCGTTAGCAGAGGCTTGAGCTGCAATAGCGACTTCAATACCGGTGCTATCAGACGGGGCGGGATCTGATCCTTCACTGTTTACGTTAAGCCAAACGTGAAACAAATCCTCATCATCATCAGTAAGTGATATGTATGTATTCTGGGCACTGGCTGCAGCACCGGCTTGATCAATAGATACTTCAATCGAGCCAGCACCAGTATCGCCCGTATTGTGGGGGGCAGCATTTGTCAGATTACCAAGTAAGCCTGCAGTAAAAGTAAGTGAGCCGTCTTCGTTATCGACTATTGTCATGTCATCAAAATCACCATCAAGCTCAATGGCAGCTTTAACAGCTGCGGCAACTTCGGCAGCGGTGTCCGGAGTGCCAGTGACCGTGACGTCAACCTCTACTTTACTATCGGCAGCGGTATAAACCGCACCGCTAGGAGGCGTATCATCGCTATCAAGATTTAACCACACGGCGAACTTGTGTCCGCCAGGAACCGTGAATGCTAAGTAATCGCCCTGAGCCGCGCCGTCACCAGCAGGGAGGGTGGCGGTAAACGACTCAAGTGAGCCGGTTCCAACATCAGATGGAACAGTGACATAGCTTTGCTCGACGCTTCCACCCATGTCGGTTTTAAGACTTGAAACTTCTTGTGCAGGATTTAGTGGAATGCCCATAAGCTATTGCCCCTTTCTTTCAAATACATTTCTCAATCAAAGGGCCCCTGGAAAATAGTGGAGAACAAAACCAAGGGCCCAGCAAAAATTAAAGCGAAGGACAGTAGTACTCGACCAGGAACAAGATCTTTCCAGCAGTCAAGTTAGCAGTGCTGATCAACACAACGAAAGAACCGCTGGCCGCATCAGTGACAGGCAAATAAATTTGCACGTCATTGGTGTCATCCCAAATGGTAGAGTTTGCAGTTCTCCAGCCATTAACAATCACACCCGCACCAAGTGATGCTTCAGCGATTGTGGTGCCAGAATAAGCATCTGCGTTTGAGGAAATGCCCCAAGACACGGTTGAGCTTGAACCAGAAACTGCAGTTAGAACTTTTGCGGTAACACCCTTAATAATTGCGCCGACAGGAATGGCTTTTTTGCCAGGTTTTGCCGAAAGCACGATGTTGGCATCTTTAACGCCACCATCTACTGCGAAATCATAAAGATATTCTTGAACCTGAACACCAGCGTTTTTCTTACAAGACTGTGCATACGACTCGGTCGCAAACATGGCCATGGCAAGAAATAAAAAACTTAATAGATATTTCATGTGCTTCCCCCTATTAACCCAATGTTGCAACGCGAAGGTTGTCGAGTTGTTTAATGCCAAACAGTACATCGCAGTTAACTCGTGTGCCGCGAATACCATCAACGCCAAGGTCATACTCCATTACGCGAACAGGATCTTGAACGGCAATGGTCATAAAACTCTTGTGGAAGTAGTATGATGTATTGCCAACTTCAGTGGTCATAGACACATTGAAGCCAACCAACGGAGGAACAAGGCCGGTGGCCAAAGGCGCTCCTGATTGTGCAAGCAAGAAGTCGCTAGAGGTAAAACCAGTGATGTTGAAGAGATCGTTCATTTGAGCAGCGCCCAAAACAGCTGAACGATCACCAGCAGGAACATCCTGTGCATCCAACAGCTCTTTGATCTCAAGCAAATCAGCCAAGGCTAAAGTGCTAGAAGAATCATAAGCAATTGTGTGATCTGGTGCAGATGGGCTTGGGACGATTGCAGCAACGATGATTGACTGCATTTTTTTCATCAAAGAATAAACGGCTAATTCGCGAAGTTTATCCATGTGGGCCAGAGATTGCAATGTAGCCAAGCGAGTGATGATGAAATCTTTAGCCACGCGCTTATTGATGACCAATTGTTGACCAGAAACAGTAATGCTTTCAGCATCGTTTCTAGCATCTTCGGCCAATTCAACGCCTGAATCGAACTCAGGGAAAGAGCTGATATTTACGGTATCGCCCAAATCCTTAATTTCACCTTCATATGAATTGTCAATAAGGCTTGCAAATGGCAGTTGGGCCAAAAGCACATCATAAAACCGTGCCGACCATACCTCTGGTACAATCGCACTCATCTCCGTACTGGCGCGCATTACTGCATCTGCCATTTTCTACCCCCTGGTTTGTTTCGTTCTCAATTTAGTCATGGCCTCGTTGTACTCAGCCATTTTTCCTTCCTTATAAAGACGGGCAGCGTCCTTTGCCGTTACCGACGTAGGTTTCGATGCTGCAGGAGAGGTAGAGACTACTTTAGGATCAGCTTTGTCTTGAAACCAATGGGGCTTAGTAGCCTTTAATCGGTCGACAAATTTGTCTGCACCTAAAACATTGATACTTCCAGTAGACGTAGTTTCAATTTGAACATCATCAAATCCAAGAAGATCTAGATCATCGAGGGCGTTTTCACGAATATTATTCTTAAGAGCTTGCTGCCTAACTTCGGCACGCTTAAAATAATTGGAGGTAACTTTTTCTTTAGCTTCCAATTTTTTCTTTAACTCCTCAGCTTCTTTTTCGCGAATCTCAGCAAGTTTTTGCCACTCTTCTTTTTCTTTAAGGCTCTTAACCTTAAGATCTTCTTTTTCTTTTTCGAACGCGCTCAATTTGTCTTTCAGTTCCTTAGCTTCTTGCTTTCGCTTGAGCAGGTCTTGAACAACTTCATTGTGAGCATCAATTGAAACAGTCTTATTCCCATTGTCAGGAACGATAGTATCCGACATAAACCCCTCCGTTTAAGTACCACTTAAAACGTCACCGAGTACCACTCAGCGGTTTTACTTTTTAATGATTTTTGAAATTCGCTCGGCAATTAGTCTTTGGATCTCGAGCAAGATAGTTCTATTGAATGTCTCTTTCGGTGCGGTTGGCAAGAATTTTCTTTCAGCCACGCCGTTAAGACCTTCGTTGTGAACCTCGCCGTATATGTCGGCTTTACCTTTTGGTTTCAATAGTCCAAATGTTAAAGTTGTTGCGCCTGATTTTATCCAATTTAAACTTTCGTACAAATTTCCTGATAATTTTAGATTTACAGGCGAATTTTTCTTATCTGGATAGTGTTTTCTGACATTTTTTGGGTATTTTTCAGTATCTTTATATTTTTCAAATTTCTTACCATCGACCGGAGAAACACCTGCTTCCATGAATTTTATGGACATGTCCTTGATCGTTTCACCTATCTCATCAACAGTTGGGCCATCTAAAATCTGGTCTGTTGGAAAGTCTAGGTCAACCTTGATGGTAACGCCTTTTGCCCGGTTAGTGCTTCTAAGCTTGGCCATTATAGATAATCCAGAAGATCCAACTCAGTGAGTATTTCAGTAAGATCTGCATTGGCGAGCACTGCTCTGGCAATGGCGTCTCGTCCTTCAATACCTAGAGCGTCTTCTAAAAATGTATAAAGCTCGTCTGATGATTGGATATCAGGAAAGTCATCCTTAGATAAATTGGTTTCGCTGGCTATGATGTCGTTAATGATCTCCTCCACTCCCGATTCAATATCAGTTTTGTAGTCTTGGCCCTCATCGGGTAAAAACCTTCTGGTCGGCAGTGAACTATCGCCACTTAAATTATTATGGCCATCAGCCTTTGGTGCCTGATTACCAAATACACCTATTTTAATGCCGTCCTTAGTTGATTCAAAATCAAGTGCTGATAACATATCGCCAGTGACCTCTAGATTGGCAATTGGTGAGCCGCCCTCATCTACCTTTTTGGCCTTATATTCCTTAGTTAGCTTCTTATCCCATGACTCACCACTAATTGGGCTTTTGGCATCGGCCACAGATAAAAGAGTTTGCTCAACCAGGTAACTACCGACCTCATCTTTAATTCTATTTTTAATGGCGTCAGATACTTCTAAATCAGAGAATAAATCCAGAACACTTGCCGTTTCACTGTCACTAGTTATGGTCTTTGTGACCTTCATTTTATCAACCAGACGATGATAAGGCCATAAACTGAGTAGATCAAACACGCTACAATGAAGTATAGCCCAATAGCCTTAAGCATCTAGAACCATTTCTTCTTGAGGATATTTATCACCAGGATCTGCGCCGCCGTTGCCATTAGCGTTAGGCGGTGGTGGGGCCTTTCCGTCGGCACCAGGTTTGGCATTAGGATCTCCCATGCCAGTCTTTTGCATCATGTCCTGGGCATCAAGCATAGCTTTTTGCTTTTCTTCAGCGAGAGCTAATAGCTTTTTGTTCGCGTCCTCATCAGTCATGCCTGGGTTATCGATCTTAATCAGTTCAATCATTGTATTGATGCCTAAATCTTTTCTAAGTTTTATGTTGTCTAATTTTTCTTTCTCAGAAATGATCACTTTTGGCTCACAGATATTTATGGAGATATCCTCCACGTCAAACACCACATCTTTAAGCTCATCAACCAACAACCCGCGACTAGAATAAACCTCGAGCCAGTCGTTTATGATTTCAAGGAGCTTTGGCTCATGGTCCATGAAGATTTGGGCCTGATCTTTTATATCCTCGGTACTTTCAGACTGATCAATCATGGCAGCAACGCCTGATGGGAAGTCCATGCCACTGTCTAGATTTACCTTAACACCTTTAGTAGAGAGGTTGTTGGTAGATAGTAGTAGTGCTATTTGCGTAACTGTTAATTCTTTAAGGTCATTGAGCGGGGGATTGGCAGTGGCAAAGCCAAACTGTGGACTGTCGTCATCGCCAGCACTTTCAAGCTTGATAAGTTTTGTTGGTCCAAGTCGAACTTGTTGTGGCAGGTTCTTTCCACTCATCCATGCCTGACCATAGCCTTGTTGAATGCCGATATGATTAATGTTGGTCATCATCGCATTGGCTAAAATACAGCTATCGATAAGATCATTGCCACCAATTGAGTAATATTCTCCGTCTTGGTCGTGATTTAGCGATATGCCAGGAATCTTTTTGATTGGGTTTTGCTGATCCTCTGGGCCACCAATAATTATACCTTTCTCATTGGTCACAAAGTGAAAACTATCGGTCCACCAAATAAAGCCCTGCATTGAGGGGTCATAATCAAGCGGAGTATCGGCAATTGTCTGATCAACACGGTCGCCGTTTTGTTGTGAGTTAACGGGAGATCCGCCGCGCACACCGTTTCTAGCCGCATCATCTGATCTGATTATGCCATCACCTGGATCGAAGTTGGATAGGATGAGTACGCGGGCTTTTTCCTTATCGTCTGGATCTTCGATTACGTCGAAAAGAAAGGGCGGCACTACCGAAAGTTTTAGGTCGTACGACAGGACGTCTCCTAGAGCATCTCTAATGGCCTTCGGTAGCGCCAAAACCCAAATGTTATTATGTAGTTTTAAATACCTATTGGCCTTTTTCATCTTGGCATTAAACTTTAAATGCTTAATGAGAAAATCAAGGCCAACCTGCTGACGCTTGGCTTTGGTTACGCGCTCAACGCCAGCTGAGTAAACACGGGCTAGCTTGTTAACAATCTTTTTGGCAAGAGAG